TGCCTACTGAATAAAGATCCTGATTAGAAAGATAATCATAAGCATCTTCCCAAAAGGATTTTATTCCTCCTACAATTTCACCAATTTTTCCTGGTATCCAATCTACAACATTATTAAACATAGTTTTAAGGTCTCCAGCTAAATTACTAAAAGCATTTGAAGTAAACTCAATAACTTTACCCCAGGCATCCACAACTAAAGTAGGTATTCTTGCAAAAGCATCTGAAAAACTATTTATAAAATCTGTAAACATATTTATAGCATATTTCCATATTACTGAATCAGTAATAGCTGAAGTTATTTTGTCCCATGCATTTATAACTCCATCCTTCATTGCTACAAAAGCATCAACTATAATAGTTTTAGCTTCTACAAATATCTCAGTAACTCTTTTAACAAACTCTGATTCTACTAAACTTTCAACTAAATTTTTCCACACATCAGCAATAAAGTTTTTAATATTATTCCAGATCTCTTGTGTATATTCCCAAATTTCATCCCAGTACTTAATAATTAATCCATGAGGTGTCCAATTTAAAAATAAAGTCCAGATCATATCGAGGGCTTTACTTAAAACAGTCTTTATTCCATCCCAAATAGTCTTTGTGGTACTTTTAATTGATTTCCAAGCAGTAGTAAACACGTTTGTAATATTACTCATCATATTACTCATAGTATTTTTTAAACCTGTTAAAGCATTACTAATTATACTAGTTATATCATTCCATATTTGTGGAAAGTATTCTGGAAGTTTTAACCAAGTTCCTATAAAGACATCAACTAAAAACTTTACAAAATCCCATATTTCTTCATGCCACTTAGTAAAAATAGCAATTACTCCAATAATAGCTGCAACAATTAGGGTTAATGGTCCAGCTCCAAGTGCTAAAATAGCAGATCCGACAGCTGTAATAGTAGGGATTAAGGGAGCTATTGCAGTCATTATAGAGCCAACAACTACTAAAACTGGGCCTATTGCAGCAGCAAGCATTCCAAAAACTCCAATAACAGCCTGTACTGATTCTGGTAAATTACCAAACCATGCTGCTACTTTTTGGATTCCTCCAACTAATGCTTGTAAAATAGGAAGTAAAACAGTTGAAATTGCAGGCTCCAACATATCATAAATTGATAATGCTGCATCTATAAGTCCGTCTTTTAATAGGCCTAACTGCTTTTGCATAGATTTCATTTGTTTTTTTGCTATTTCTTCAGTAGCACCACCAGCGTTTTCTAATTCAGTCTGATAATTTCTAATTTGATCAGAGGTACCCATTAATAAATTAATAGTCTTTTGAGTTTCAGCATTAAAACCTAATCTCTTTAATAAAGCAGTTTGTTCTTGAGAGGATAGCCCGGCCATTCTTTTTTCCAACATCTCAACAATATCGGCCATATTTTTCATATTACCTTCAGAATCGTAAATGCTCATGTTCAATTCTTGCCAGGTATCTGTATTTTTACCCTGGGCATCTTGTAAGTATGTTAAAGTCCTGGCCAGTGTGTTTCCTGCTTCAGAACCTTTTTTCCCTTGATCAGCAAACACGGATAATACAGCAACACCTTCTTCAATTGATTTATTTGTCGCTTTTAATGATGCAGCAGCTTCATTTGTTAAAGCTTCCGAAAACTGCTGAGTACTTGCATTAGCCATATTTTGAGCCTGTGTTAATACATCAGATACACGCTGCATATTCTCTATATGCTCAGCTGTATCATCTGCTGCTAAACCTAAAGCACTTTGAGCATCAGTTAAAAGATCAGTAGCGGTGGCCATATCAAAATTACCAGCTGTAGCAAACTGAGCAACTTTCGGTAAAGCTTCCATCGCTTCAGCTGCATCCATACCAGCAGATGCCAGGTAATAATATGAATCTGCAGCCTCTTTGGCCGATTTATCAGTTGATAGAGCAACCCCTCTAGCGGTATTTTCCATTTGGGTTCTCATTTTGTTTGAAACATCACCCATAATAGAAAGAGATTGAGTCATAGAATTTTCAAACTCAATCCCGAATTTACCAGCTGCAGCTCCTATAGCTACAAGCGGTGCTGTTATATTTTTAGTCATTGAAGAACCTGCTGATTTTAGCTTAGTTCCTGTTTTTGATACTGATTTTGCCAATCCAGACAACTCTTCTTTAGCTGTTTTAATACCTGCTTTAAAATCTTTTACTCCAGCTGTAAAGTTTGTAACTATAGCACCTGCATTATAAGCCATAAGCTCACCTCCTGATCTTCAAATTAGGATTATGGTTCTTCAACTCTTCATCTGAGCCAACTCCAGTGTCTTGAGCATCATTACTAATTTTTTTAGACTTACCAGTTTCTAAAAAGTTTTCTGGTGGGTTTTGTGTTCTAGTAGCTCTAATCATCTTATATTCAAGATTAATTTCTTCAGTCTCCCGTTTTTGAATTTGTATATATATTTCTTCAATTTGCTTTTTGGTATATTTCCAGATTACTTCATCAGGAGGCATTGAATAAGTACTAGCAATTTTTTCTATTGCTTCGAACTCTGTAACTTGGTTTTTGCTCTCTGAATCATTGCTTTCCACTGCAGAACTTTTGTAAAATTTTCAACGATCATCTCTATATCATTAACTTCTAAAATAACACCAAATAATTTTATCTCCTGAGAAATTAATAAATTATTATTTACCCATTCCTCATCTCTATCTAACACTGCTGAATATAGCTTTAGTAACGCTTTCTCACTTATAACACTAATCAAATCAGGTATATTATCTTCAGCATTTTCTAAAATTTCTTGATCTAAATTTAAAACTAATTCTGCAAAAACATTTATCAATTTACCATATTTAGCTCTAACAAGCGGACCCACTTCAAATTTTTCTTTTCCAACATAAACCTCTTTAATTTCTGGTATTAAAACCTCATCTACTTTTGTAGTCAAAATAATCTCCTCCAATATTGAAAAGCAGGGTTTCCCCTGCTTTAAATAATTTTTATACTATTGTGGTAAAACTAGTACGATAGTTATCTCCCATTGAATTACCTGCCATATCTCTTATTTCTCCAGATACAAAAGCAAGATACAATGTGTCATTTGCTAAATTTGATTCTGGAATAAACGTAACAGTAAAATCATTCGGATTATAAGCTAAATCTCCAGCTATTTCACTTCCTGTAGCATCAACAATATTGAAATTACCTTTAGTAATATCTCTTTGTTGTATTGCTTCTGAAAAAGTCCATTCAACTTCAACATCTACTGCAACATCAATATCACTATCAACAGGAGATACAGCATTAATAACAGGAGGTTCGGTGTCATCATAAGTATCAGCCCTTTTACCATATCTAGTTTTTTCATCTTTTGTAATATCCTCAATGATTAACATTGTCACCTCATAAACCGCATTATCATCTTTTGTCTGTTCAACTTCTGATGCCGAAATGGGAAAGGCCTTCCAAAACTCATAATTTGCAGTTCCCCCACCTGGAGCTGGTCCATCAACAAATAAAGATTTATATTCAACTTTTGGGGAACCTCCAAAATAAAGTGTGTTATTTTGAGCATCAAGTGCTTCACCGACTAAACCCCATGCAAGTTTCATGTTTTCTAAAGTATTTTCTTTCATAGTGAAAGTAACTTCTAGTCTTTCACCAATTTTGGCTATACCGATTACTCCTAAATACTGATCAGCATCATCAAATTCTTTGAATTCAGTTTCCTTACTATAGCTAACTCCACCCTGAGTTATACCAATATCTCTGGCATCCTCTTTATTAGAACCGTACGCACCAACAAAAATATCTGATGGACCTACGGTAAAATTACCAGGGTTTCTAACAGCCTTAGTAACTGTCATTTAAATCACCTCTCTTTAATTATTCTTTTATCCAGATATTATAATTTGCACTAAATAAATGGTTTCCATTTTCATCTCTACCAATATGGCCCGGTTCATTTTGAGCCTCTAACTTAATTACCCAGGTATCACCAAGCCAGAACTGATATAATTCTTTTAAAACTTTTTGTACTTCTCCAGCTTTACCTATTCCCAGAGGATAACTCTTATTCCGAGTAATTACCTGGAATGTTCTATCAGCTGTCTGATCTTTTCTAGGCGCTCTACCAGGTGTATCGTAAAAAGTAATACAGTCAATCGGCTTAGATGGCCTCTGACCAATAAAAATATCTTCACTAAAAGTTCCCACTTCATGAGCTTCCACAAAATTAACAACTTTTTTTAATAAAATACTCAACTATTATCACCTTCTTTATCTAAAGCAGCCTCGATTGCTGCAGCTAGATCCTGAATATAGTGCGGCGACTTTTCTTTTAAAGGGTTTTCTAAATATTTAGCTTCTCCACCGCTTATGCGACCTGGATGATTATGATTAAGGTCCTGTTCTTCATGTTGATAAGTAGCATAAGGAGTGTTAAAAGCAACCTCTCCCATTAACTCATCAATCATTTTTTGTAGTGATATATTACCTGCCTTAAAATCTTTAATTAAATTAGCTTTCCCATTACCAGAACTTTCAGTGTGAGCTACCTGGTCATCATTAACTTTTGCAATACCTGATCCTCTTAAATATCCAGTTTTTATAGGTGCTCTATTCATACCTTCACTTAATAAATCAAGTACAATAGCTACCACTTCTTGTTTAGCAGCTTTTAAAGCAATATCTTCTGCTTTATCCAAAGCCTTTTGAACTCTCTTAATATCCTCTTCCATTTTTTCAACATCTAATTCAAATAAAGGTTCATTTTTCACTTTAAATACACCCTTAAATATTGGTCAGCAACTATACCAGGTACGTGGCCAGAATTTATAACCACTTTCTTTTCACCATTAAAAACAATTACACTTTCTGGTGGAAGCTTTTCATATTTTGGCGAAAGCCAAACCTCAATTGAAGATACAACTTCATTTCCTTTTGAGTTTCTCACAAGTTTAGTTCTTTCAATTTTTCTGCATTCGACATTTTCTGCTATTTTCTCTAATTCAGGGTTACCATAACCATCTGATTTAATAAATTTATTTATTTCTTCTGCAACAGCATTAAAATAACTTCTTATCATATAAGATCACCAACCTGATACTTATATTTCTTTACAAGCTGCTGCACTGTTGGAGCATATGCAATACCGTTTATTACATAAGTTTCACTAACTGATTGAGAAATATTTATGCTCTGAACACCCTGAGCCTTTAGATTAAGCCTTTTTCTATCTTCAGGACCTAGGTTGAGCAAAAATATTGCCTGCTCAAATACGGCTTTATTATAGTCCTCTCTCGACATTTTAGAACTGAAATTCAAGCTGTCAACTTCTCTTTTAGCATGAGATAAAGCAGCCTTTTTCTTTTCATCATTAGAGTCATCCCATTCTGAAGTCCAGAGTCTCATTAAAAAATAAGTATCTGCTGCAGCTATTGTAGGCATCTTTATCACTCTCTCAGTTCTTCTAAGCGATCATTTAAATATTCAAGTGTAGTTTTTCGGTTTTTATTTTCTTTTTCTTCTAGCAGCCAACTTTCTAACTGTCTAATATCTTTGCAGTTATCAATAACTTCATCTGCTTCATTGACAGTTAGATCAGTAATTTTGACAACTGGTTCTTTCTTTTTTTCTTCAACTTTTTCTAAAATAGTAATCTTACCTTGAGCAGCTTTCATCTGCCCCCATTTATTATCACAATTAAATACATCACCTTCTAAATAAATCTTTTTATCCGGGCCAGCTGGATAGCCAACCTTCCAATCAGCTTGAACTTTCAACATAATTTTCACCACCTTAAAATAAGAAAGAGCACCAATTAAGGTGCTCGCATTATTTATGCAGACAATACGTCCATATAAAAAACATATTCAGGATTATATACTGCTGGCCACATTTCAGTCTTCATAAAGTGCCAGTATTTCTTTGGATCATTTTCTTCATAAATTGTAGTAAAGATGCCTGGCTGGAAATCATTCTCTGCAACAGGCCCCATTACTAAGCGGCCAGTATCTTCAATAGCCTGTCCAGCAGACTGTTTAACTAAAACAACTCTACCTTCAGGTACAAAATATTCAGTAACAGTAGGTCTTCCTTTTTTATCTTCATGTTTAACAAATTCATCATAAGTTATAATCTCTGGGTATCCTAAACTTACTAGATAATCATTAATTACACTTAGAGAAATACGAGTAGCATTATCGGAAAATTCACTTGCTACTTCAGTAGAACCTGTTAGTTTTCTTAATTCAGCTCGTCTCATGACTATATTAGAAGGCATCTCATCATTTGTACTGAAATAAGTCTCACAGGCTGCTATTAAATCACTTAATGGCTTAGGAGAAGCTCCATCCCATGGATCCCCTTCTAGAGCAGAACTATCAATTTTATGCTTAGAGGGAACCCCAAAATCAACTGCAAGTCGCTCATTTTCATCTTTATCATTAAAGACGATAGCTCCTTTAGCCATCACCTGCCATCTTAACCACTCTCGTCTTGCTTGAGCTGACCTAACATTTCGTGCAGACTCATCTAAAATCTGACGTAAGTTTCTTTTTAGCTCATTATCATTACGAGGGTTAAATATTTTATTTAAAATGGCTTTATTCACTTCAAACTTCTGTCCAAAGGGTACAACAGATCCAGCAACTTTTTTAATAGCCGGGCCACCAACTATTGGTGCTTCTGCATCTCCTCTGGACATTATCTTTGCCATAGCTGTGGTATTATCAAAAATATGATAAACCCAGTCATAATCAAATTCTTCCTGGACAGGTAAATAAGCAGAACCTATATAATTTTCAGGTTCATCAATTTCCTGTAAAAATCCTAAATAATCTATTCCAAATTCATTTTCAATTGTGTCAACCAATTTTTCTTTAGGCATTTAATCTCACTCCCTAGTTTTTAAATTTTAAAGTATTATTCAAAAGATATCATTGGCAAGTCTGCAGCAACCTGCTCATCATAATTAGGCATTCTTAAAGCATAAACTGCCCCATGAACTATACCTCCAACTAAAGCGTCTTCATCAGAAACATCAATCAGTTCAGTACAAACAAATTCTGCTGCAGCAGCCCCATCATTCTTTTGAATAACAACATCTTCAGCATGAGCTGTAGTAATTCCATCTACAGTCAAAGTTCCTGCTGCTTCATCGATAGCAGTAATAATGGCTGTTTCTTCATTGGTTTCACCTGGATCGCAAATTATTTCATCACCATTCTGCCAGTTATGCCAATCTTCCTCATTTAAATTTTTGAGAGGAATAGTGTTTTCAGTTACATCTGCTCCTCCAACTGCTACCTTATCTCTGGTAACAGGTGCATATTTACCGGAACTGTTTAATTTACCCATTGCAGCTCCTGGAGGTACATAGTCACCGTTAACAGATTCTTTACTTACAACTCTTGCTCCATCAATATATCGAGCGTGTCTAGACTTTAAGATATTTATAAATTCAAGTTCTTCAGTAACACTGGGCTTTAAAGTCATTATTATTCACTCTCCTTTTTAGATTTGTATCCTAATTCCATGGCCAGACTTTCAGTATTCTTTTTCTTATCTTTTGGCCCATTCCCACCTGGATTACCACCACTGCCACCAATATCTTTACCTTCTTCTTTTTCACCGAAAACATCTGGTTTTTCTTCTTTAATCTCGTTAATCAAAGCAGATGGGCCCAACTTTTTACCATCTTCAGTTAAAATGTTACCTTCTTTATCAGTAGCAACTACTTTACCTTCTTCATCAATTTTCAATCTGTTTTTAATACCTTTCTTTTCAACTAAAAACTCAAAATACTCCGGATCTTTAACTCCAGCATCTTTGGCTGCTAACTGCAGCTCATATTCAGTTTTTAATTCTTTTTCTCGTTCCTCAGCTTTGCCTTCCAACTCTTTTATCTTGTCTTCATATTTCTCAGCTTTCTCAGGGTCAATCATATCTTTCATTGCTTCTTTTAATTTATTAATTTCAGTCTCATAAGAACTTTCGGCCCGGGCCAGCCTCTTTTTGACAATCTCATCGACATCATCCTGAGTAAATAAATCGTCTTCATTAGGCAAATTACTATTCCAGATGTTTTTTATTTCCCGTTTGAGATCATCTGTAATCTCAACATCATTTTCTTTCAAAAATTTAATTAGTTCATCCATTTTATACAACTCCTTTTATAATTCCTGTTTTAGGTCTGTCGACCACCGTTTTAAGCTTGTCAGCTATATACCAGTTAGCTTTTAATGTCTTCCCCAGTCTGGACATAAAAAAAGCACCCCAATTATGGAGTGTTCTTATCTTTAAACTTTATTTGATTAAAATAAATAACTTCGATATAATTTAATTGAAATACCTTAAAAAGGGAAAGGATGATTCATATGTCACAATTTTTGACCTTTCCCTGCTCCTCAGTTAAGAAATAAACTAGATTTAGTTAACCCAAAAAGACGCAAAAAAGAGAACAATTTTTATTGTTCTAGAGGTTGGCGTCTTCCTCTCGCCATCTGGGCGTAAAACAATATTGTGGTTAATTAATGATAGTCTTCTTAATGCATTGGCTAAGGGGATATCTAATTTTTATATCTTTAAAGCTGAACCAGAACAGCTTAAAGCGATGCAATATCACTAATAAGCTAAGTACTACAACTACTAGTGGTTTTAAGCCCTAAAAGGCCCTTTTTAGGACAACCTGATTAAGGACAACTTAAAACCTATATGATATTTGAGGTAAAGAAATTTGGAACATAGCCAGTAAGTGTTGTAGACTTACTGGTTATTGTTATTTTTACTGTTTTGATATCTCTCTATCCATGGTGTCATAACATGAGCACAATTAGGGTGGAATGGTGGTCTTGCATCTAGTTTTGGATAATCGGGGTGATCCCCTGATAAAGAATACACATTTCCCTCATAAAAATTACAAATATCCATTCCATCTACATCTGTATGTTCAGTTATCTTAACTAAATCAAAACCATAATCATTCATCCTTTCTTCGATGCCCTGCGTTTGCAGCTCTCTGGTCCTGGTGCGGGCAAACATTCTAATATACCTATCTGGTTCCCATCTGCGGCCAGCACTATCAATAAGCTTGAGTCCGTTATATTTTATTTCTTTATAAAGACGGCTACCAATTTCTTTACCAGTTGTTGTACCACCTCTAATACCAGGTTGTTTAATAAGATTAATTCCCCTAACATCATTAATCCCTTCCCGTACAATTCCATCGAATCTTTTTCTCCAAGAATCATTAACCATTCTGACATCTCTCAGCATATCAGCAGTAACTTTTTCAGTCATTTTCTTTATCATTTCTCTATCTTTAGGAATTAAATCAAAGATTTGTATGACTTCACCGTTATCATCAACATACTTACTTTGTTGTTTTATAAAGTTATTTGCTAACTCTCTACCAGATAAATTGCTTTTTGGTGCAGCAATACGGGCAAAGTTTTCAGCACTTTTAGCCAGTTCAGTTAAATCTTGAGCAGCCCTTTTTCTCAACCTGTTCAACTGGGCCAGCATATCTTTTTTATTACCCATCTGCTTTAACTTTAAAGCCTCTCTGTCAATAGAATCAGTAATTTTCTTATATTTATCAAGTATCTGTAGTATTTCTTCTTTGGCCGGATTAGTTTCTATTCCATTAATAATATTAGATAACTCATCATACATATCTGCCATTTATCTCACAACCTTAAATAGTGTATGGTGAAGTTGACTGCTGCTGTTCTAATTCTGCTTCTATTTCAGCTACTTCTTTTTGAATTCTATCTTTAGACCAGTCAGGATGATTTTTTCTTACTTTTTCTTCTAAGCTAATTGCACCTGCTCTATCAAGTATTTCAGTCTCTTCTGCTTCTTCTTTAGAATCATCAGGTATGCCATCTCTCCAGGTAGCTGATGGCCTTTCTGCTTCATATTTCTTCTTATTATGATAGATATCCATCAATTGTGCTTTATATAAAATATCCTTAATACCATCATCATAATATCGTTTCTTCCTTGCAATCTTAGAAAGCAATCTCATCAATCTATATTTTAAGGCTCTA